GATTACTCCTCCATATTGCAATACACATGACGGTGGATACGAATATATGGGTGAGGAAGAGTTAGAAGAGTGGGACGCAGGGGGCGACCCATGTTGTCATGTCGTCAGATTGATGATATCGTAAAAAATGAAAAGGAATAAAATGAAGAAAGTCGTAGCAGTAATAACAGTATTGCTTTCAGTTGTAGTACCAGTTCAATCACAAGCAGCAGATGAAAAGTCGCTTGTTATTATTGATAGTTATTTTGATTCACGTGCAGTGGGAGCAAATATTGTTTGCGCTCCAACCATTAATTGTTCAACAACAGCAAAGCCATCTACCTCAGTAAGTGATAATACAAATCACGGAAATGCAATGATTGAAGTTGCAAAGAAGCAATCTTCTACTATTAAAATTATTGCACTAAGATCTGCAGCAACTCCAACATCAGATGTTAATGCTGGTAACTTTATTGAGGCTTTGAGGTGGGTTAATAGCAATGCGTCTACAGTTGGAGCAGTTTCCTTTTCTAGATTTTTTAATGGAACAAAGACCTGCTCTCCTTCATCAACTAACACTGCTAACTATGGTGGCGTAGTTGGAGCAGATGCTCAGATTAGATCCTTGATTTCTGAATTAAAAAATAAGGGGATTCCAGTTTTTATTTCTACTGGTAACAAGGGTAAAACTGCTCCTGTAGATTATCCAGCATGTATTACTGATTCAGCCTCTGTTACTGCCAATAACTATACACAAGCAACATCAGATGCAAATACAGATTATATTGGATCATTGCCTTCTGTAATATGCTCATATGCTGGAACAATAAAGTGGTCTACAAACGCATTAATTCCACAAACAACATCATCTGCAACTGCAGCAACTGCTGCAAAATGGGTTGCTACTGGTGGATTTGTAGACAAGGTTGTGCCCGTACTTCCATAGTACGGGACTATGGACTGTAGTTCAGTTGGTAGAACACTCGACTGTTAATCGAGATGTCGCAGGATCGAGACCTGCCAGTCCAGCAAATGGTATAATTAGATGTATTCTATAGGAGGATAACATGGCTAATAAGGGAACAAGAGAACTTCTTTTAGAAATTATTCAGAAAGAAGTTGGAACCGTAGAAGGTCCAAAAGATAATGAAACAAAGTATGGGGCATATACAAAAGCAAACTTTTTGCCTTGGTGTGGTTCATTTGTAAATTGGTCAGCAAATCAGGCTGGCGTAAAGGTTCCAAATACAGTTTATACACCAGCAGGTGTAGCAGCATTTAAGAAGGCTGGCAAGTGGGTTCCAGTTAAGAATAACAAGCCACAGCCAGGATGGGTAGTTTATTTTGATTTTCCAGGCGGAAGAGACATTGATCACGTTGGCTGGGTATTAAAGGACAATGGTGATGGAACCGCTTGGTGTATTGAAGGAAATACATCTGCAGACGGAAAGAAAGGATCTCAGTCAAATGGTGGAGAGTGTGCAAAGAAACTTCGTGCATATGGTCCAAACAAGAAGGGACTTCCAGTATTTATTGCAGGGTATGGAGTAGTTGATTATCCAGATGCTCCAACACAAGAAGTTAAAACACTTGAAGAAAAGAAGGTGGCTCTTGCAGAAGTTGCAAAATCACAAGGCGTTGATGTACCAGCAGTTAAACTCTTTAAACCAATTAAAAAGGGTGCAAAGGGTCAGGCCGTTAAGAATGTTCAGGCTTTACTTAAAATTAATGCGGACGGTGACTTTGGTCCAGGAACTGAGAAGGCTGTTAAGGCTTTTCAAACAAAAGAAAAAATCAAGCCAACAGGCGTTGTTGATGAAGAAACATTTCGTCGACTAAAGGGAGTTAAGTAAGTGGAGTCAACTAGAAGAACACTACTAAAGACAGCAAGTTGGGAAACTTTTCACCTTGTTGGAGTTGCTGGAGTTATTTATATCTTTACTGGTGAGTGGGAGTACGCTAGTCTTGGTGCACTTCTTTATATTGGTTGGGAAGCGCTTGGATATTTCCTTCATGAAAGAATTTGGGCAAAGTTTGGTAAAGGAGTAAAATAATGCGTATCAAAATTATTAAGTTTGTAGTTAAAGTTCTTGGTTATGAGTGGGGCGGAGATAATCTTAATGCACCAATTTGGACAGTAAAAGCAAAGAAGAAGAAGTAATGCCATCGTATGACTATGATTGTATGTCATGTGCTAAACGATATACAAAGGTTAGGCCTATGTCTGAAGATGATCCAGGGTATACGTGTGAGACTTGCAATAAGCCGTTAGTCCGTGTATACTTGAATGCAGGGTTCATTCTAAATGGATCTGGATTTTATTCAACAGACAATAGAAAGAAGTAGTATACTATGAATACAATGATGGAACATCCTTCGGCAACTAAAGAATGGCAACTAACCGCACAAGACCGTTGTGATGCTTGTAGTGCTGCTGCATTAGTTCGTGTTACTGGTCTTAATGGATCATTAGATTTTTGTGGACACCACTATAATTCAATTATGGATAATGCTGTTGGATATGACAAGATGATGAAATTTGCAATTACAATTATTGATGAAAGATCTAGAATAGAGGAGAACTAATTTGATTATTCAGTTAATGGGTATGGATGCTGATACCCGTGAAAAATTAGGTAGGGAGTTAGCAAGCCGTATCGATGCTTGGTATCTAGACAGTAAAGATCTTCCAATGGGCCACACACAGCCACAACAGGCACGTTGGCTACGTGTTGTTGCTAAGGTATATGATCGCAATAATCGTGGGCATATCATTACAAGTGGCTTCTTTGCTACAGCAGAAGCCCGTGAACAGTATCGTATTGAAGGTGGACGACAGGTTCCAGATTTTTCAGTATATGTAGATACAATTCCTCATGATCAATTTCATTTATTGCCAGGATATCTAGAGCGTGTAGTTCACAATGTTGATGACCATAGTCAAAACGAGATGCAAAGATTAGACTATTGGGAAGAGCCATCAGACAACGACTATGATCTTATTATCAAAAATGCGGACTCTGTTTCAGAAACAGTTGATTTCATATTGCAATCTTTTAATGAAAAAATGAAAGATTATGTGATTCAATATCGACAGGACTAACCATGTCCAAACTTGCAGAAAATTTTAATTTTAAATATATAAAGACATACGATATATCTGAGATATCAAAAATTGTTTCTGCAAACGAAGAAGCATGGTTTTATGAGGAACCTGTAGATGGAGTATATTCTAAATATTATCCAGTTTTTGAATCCTCTATTTATTGGAATCCAGATAGCGAACCATTTTCTGTAACAAAAGAATCCGATAATGACGAGTTAATTAGTTTATTATTGCCAATTGTTAAAGAATTGGAGCAGATTCATGACGGTATACATGGAGAAGTTTTGATTACTAAACTTAGGGCTGGAAGTAGAATCCCAAGTCATATTGATAATGGAAAATATTTATCAAAAATTAGAAGACATCATATACCAATTATCACTGCTGACGAGGTTTCTTTCCTAGTTGGTAGTGAGCCAATAAATATGAAATATGGAGAATGCTGGGAAATTAATAATAATAGACCACATTCAGTGTATAATAAAAGTAACAAAGATAGAATTCATTTGATCATAGATATAATGCCAAATAAGGAGTTGGAATGATAATTCAAATTATGGGCCTACCTGGTTCTGGAAAGACAGAGTTGGCTAAAGCCTTAAAAGAAAGAATTAATGCAGTTCATTTAAATGCTGATGAAGTTCGTGCAACAGTAAACTCAGACCTAGGATTTAGTCCTGAAGACAGGATTGAGCAAGCAAGACGTATGGGGGAGATGGCTCGTCTAATTTCAAAGCAAGGAGTGGCTCCAGTCATTGTTGATTTTATTTGCCCAACAGAACTTACTCGTGCAGCATTTGGTAAACCAGATATTTTAGTATTCATGAATACAATTGAAGAAGGAAGATTTGAAGATACCAATAAGATGTTTGAAATGCCAACAAATTATGATATTGCTTTTATAAGCCATGAATGGGATCCAAATGAAAAGGCATCAATAATTATTAATCAGTTTAATTTACATGACTGGTCTGCACCTACAACACTAATGCTTGGTCGCTACCAACCATGGCATGAGGGACATCATGCTCTTTATGTTGAGGCTGGAAAGAGAACAGATCAGGTTCTACTTGGTGTACGCAATACATATAACACAAGCGAAAAAGATCCTCTTAAGTTTGATCAGGTAAAAGAATATATTGCCAAGGATGAATTCATGGATGGTGCAATGGTTTTGCGTCTTCCAAACATTACCAATATTGTTTATGGTCGTGATGTAGGATATAAGATTGAACAAGTAGATTTGGGGGCAGACATTCATGCTATATCGGCTACGCAAAAACGTAAAGAAATGGGCATCTAAGGTTTGGGATTTTGTTACAAAAGATAATAATATGGAGTGGCCATCATGAATGTAACTAAACAGAGATCAGCATTAAAGGCAATTACTTGGCGTATTATTGGTACGGCAGATACTTTTGTAATATCATGGGTTATAACCAAAGAGCCAGTAACGGCAAGTGCAATTGCAAGTTTTGAGGTATTTACAAAAACAATTCTTTATTATTTCCATGAGCGTGGTTGGAATAAAGTTAAATGGGGGAGAAAATAATGTATGAATACTATGTAAGAAAAGTAGAGAACGTTGTAGATGGAGATACCATTGACGTACTCATTGATTTGGGGTTTGATATCCTATTTGCATCTCGTGTAAGACTGGCGGGTATCGATACTCCTGAGTCTCGTACAAAAGATCTTGCTGAGAAAGCACTTGGTCTTGAGGCTAAGGAGTATCTAAAAAAGCATCTTAAGGATGCTAAGTCTGTTGTTATTAAGACTGAAAAGATGGACTCATCTGAAAAATATGGTCGCATTTTGGGCTGGGTATATGTAGATGGAAATACCATATCTCTAAACGATATAATGATTGAAGATGGATATGCGTGGGGATATCTTGGAGATACTAAGGTTAAAGATTTTGATGCTCTTGCAAAGGCTAGAAAGAAGTCTGGGAAATGAGCCACGTACTCTACTTTACAGCCGAATGGTGCAATCCATGTCAGCGTACACGTCCTGTCGCAGAAGATTTAAAGCGTGATGGAATTATTGATTTTGTTTTTGTAGATGCAGATTCTGAAACAGAACTTGTTCAAAAATTTGCAATAAAATCAATTCCTACCTATATCTTACTCAACGATGGTCGTGAGGTAAAGCGTATGAATGGTGCCAAAACAAGAGAACAATTTTTAGAATTTGTTTCAGATGAATAGTATAAAGACACAGGCAATGCTAGAACACCTTTTGTTGCAGGGTGCAATTGAGGTTTCTGGTTTTGATCCCAGTTCTGGAGAAACCCTATATTCTATAACAGACAAACTAGAAAGTGTTTCGCCAGATATGTATAGTGATATTCGTTCAGTATTTTTATCAAACATGTATGAGATGATTGATGCTGGACCAAAAATAATGCAATGGAGAATTAATGCTGAATGAAGATGATTTTATTGAGAGTTTGATATTAAATGGTGCTATTGAGGTTGCTGCTGTAGATATTGCTAGTGGGGAAATTCTTTATAAATTTACACCAAAATTAAAAGAACTTAGTCCAGAGTTGTATGAGGCACAACAATCAATGTTTCGTGATGAACTGATGGGGCTTTGGGAAGAGGGTTTTGTAGATGTTGATCCAACAGAAGAAAATCCTAAAGTTACACTAACACCTAAAGCATTTAGTGCTCCAGATGTAGACGGTTTAGATGATCAGAAAAAAACTACATTAAAAGAGATCATTAGAATAATGCTACAAAACTGATATAATGGTGTTGAGGTGATGAGCATGCAAATGTTTTTGGGTTCTTTAATTACATTTTTTGCTATTTTTATTATGGGCAAAATATTTTTTAAGAACATGCAAAATAATAGCCGTCTTAGTCCGTATATTTATAGACAAAGCACAATTCATCACCTAGTTCACCCATTTCTTGATCCAATGCTTTTTAAAAAAGAGCGTGGTGAATCTCAAGCAGTTAAACATTTTAATAAAACTAATATAAAAGTTGTGATAGTGGGAGAAGATGCGTTTTGGATTAAGGACAATGTTTTCTATACTGCTAAAATTGGTGAAGGTGGGGTTGATAAAGATACCACAACAGCAGTTGACACAACACATATGAATAAGGTACAATTAGATAAGATGTTGTTCATAATTGATCAATTAAGAGATGGGAATAAAGATGATAGTGGGGGTTCAGGGAACTAGTAGTTTTAGCGACTACAATGTTTTCTTAAGGGCCATGGCAGTTGCCATGTCTAACATGCCTGCCGATGACAGCCAAATTAGCATTTATACAGCAGGGCCTATGAAGATTAACTCTATGGCCTCTGAATTTGTTAATCTGTCTGAACGTGGATTAAAGTTGCGTGGTAAAAAGGTTAAATTATATAAAGTACCGCCAAGTTGGATTGAAGAAAATATTCAGTCTTTTAACTACTTTGCTTTTTTGAGTCAACCAAAGGAAAGAGTTTCCTCACTGGTTGAAGTTGCAGAAAATAATAATATTGAAGTTGGAATTTTTAGATACTAAGGAGAAAAAAATGATTGTAAAAGATTTAGAAACAATGGAACAGATTGTTAAGAAGAATAGAAGTTTGTCTTGGGATGGTTGGACTGTGGTCAATTCTTTTCCATCAGAAAAGGGTAGGACCTCCAAGAATGGAGCGTTTATTAACTCTAAGTGGCACTTGCAGAATCGCTATGAGCCAGGCAAGAGTGGATGGAATATCCCCGCAAAGTTTGCTGAGTAAGCCATGAGTAGACAAGAGTGGAAAGATCATGGCTCGTGTCTAGGTTACGATACTAATTTATTTTTTGATACATACGAAGAAGATGAATTATTAAGACCAGCAATAGATAAACTTTGTTCTGAATGTCCAGTAAGTAAGACATGTTTTGCTGTTGGAATTACTTCAAAGGAATGGGGTATCTGGGGTGGTGTATACTTAGAGAATGGACAAATTTCAAGGGAGTTTAATCGACACAAGGATAAAGTCAAGTGGGCATCTACTTGGCAATATTTGACGATGGATAAGTAAATTTATTTTATAGGAACAACTATGACCTTTTTATATAAAAAAGAACAAAATGGAATATTTTATCCAAGTGAAAAAGTGCTTGCCTTCCAAGGTGGAGATATTATATTTTATGCACCAGGATATGTTGCAAATGAAATTTGGAATAGAGCCAATGAAAGATATGAATTTATATCAGATGAGCCCAAGGTTTTTGTTAGAGGAAGGGTAGAGTTTTTTCATTTAATTTTTGACACCTTTTCTATTATATTACAAGAATTTTATAAAAACAAAGATACACTTTTTATAATTAATCTTGAGCATACTAATACTGTTACGGAACCTGCATGGCATTTATTTATAAAATTGCTAGAAAATAAGGGTGTTAAATTTATTACAGTACAAATTAGTATGGAAAGACCGTTATTAATTAATAATTTTAAATATTTTAAAGAGTATCCATTGTTGGTTTCTTCTGTTCATAATATTTCTAAAGAACTTTCCCCATTTCTGTCAAATGATCCAGCAACTAGAAAAGTATTTTTAAGTCGTAAAAAATTTAAAACAAATAGGTCTAAAGAGGCTTTCTTTGCAAATGAAAATCCATCTAATTTTAACTTTCAAGATGATGAAAGACTAGATGATGAGGATCTATTGGCCAACTATTTTATATCTATGGGGTTTGAAGTTGTATATCCTGAAGATTTTACCAATATGGAAGATCAAATTAAATTTTTTAGTACAGTAAAAACTATAGCGTCGGTGACTAGTGCTGCTATTGTTAACTGTGTTTTTATGCCAAAAAATAGCAAAGTAATTGAGTTGACAGTCCCCCTTGTTGTTGGCGGTACTGAATCAGTCCACGATGTTTATCATGGAATTTCGTTTGCTAAGTTTCATAAATATGTTTCTATCCCAAGTATGAGAAAGTCTAAGGATCTGATTGACATAATAGAATCAGATAGTGATTTGAAGAGGTTTATCAGTGAATAAACTTATTATATTTGATCTCGATGGCGTACTTATTGATAGCAAACTTTTGCATTTTGACGCATTAAATTTGGCTTTAAAAGAATTTGATGAAAAATTTATCATTACAGAAAACGAGCAAGCAGAGATATATGAGGGTCTACCAACCAAGGTAAAATTAGAACTTTTAACAAAACAAAAGGGTTTGGATAAGGCTCTCTATGATCAAATATGGCAATCAAAGCAAGAAAAAACCTTATTACTTTTTAATAATATTATTAAAGATATTAAGTTAAAAGAATATTTTCAGAGAATTAGAGACAATGGTATTAAGATTGCCGTAGCAAGTAATAGTATTAAGCAGACAGTTGATACTTGTTTAACAAGATTAGGTATTTTTGATATGGTTGACTGTATTGTTAGCAATGAAGATGTAATCCATCCAAAACCACATCCAGAGATGTACTGGAAAGCAATGTCTTTTTTAAATGCTGTTCCAGATACAACAATTATTTTTGAAGATAGCATTGTTGGAAAATTAGCAGTTAGAGATAGTAAGGCAAGATTGATAGACATTGTTGATAGACAAGACTTAAACACAGATAAAATTGAAAAAGCGATCCAATCACTGCTGGAAACAAATATAGTTTGGGAAGATGATAATCTTAATGTTTTAATCCCTATGGCAGGGCTTGGAAGCAGGTTTAGGGATGCTGGGTACTCTTTTCCAAAACCTTTAATTGACATTGATGGAAAGCCTATGATTCAGGTCGTAGTAGACAATCTTAATATCAAGGCTAATTTTACTTATATTGTACAACAAGAGCACTATGAAAAATATGAACTTCAATATATGTTAAACAGGATTACACCAAATTGCAATATTGTTCAAGTTAGTGGTTTGACAGAAGGTGCTGCAGTTACGGCATTAATGGCAAAGGAATTTATTGATAACGATAAGCCGCTTATAATTGCTAATTCTGATCAGGTAGTTGATTGGAGTAGTCGTAGTTTCTTATATGAAATGATAACTAAAAATGCCGATGGTGGGATTGTTACTTTTAAATCTACTCATCCAAAATGGTCTTATGCAAAAATAAATTCAGTTGGACATGTTTTGGAGGTTGCTGAAAAAAAACCAATTAGCGATATTGCTACAGTTGGAATTTATTATTGGAAACATGGAAAAAACTTTGTTAAATATGCAGAGCAAATGATAGCAAAGAATATAAAAACTAACAATGAGTTTTACATTTGTCCAATTTTTAATGAGGCTATTGGAGACAATCAAAAAATATTAACCCATGATGTTGAGCGCATGTGGGGAGTGGGTACGCCAGAAGACTTAAATTATTATCTAAACAATAGAGGTAGCCATGATTAAAATAGCACATAGAGGTAATGTTTATGGTCCAAATCAGGATTTAGAAAATAACCCAGACTATATTTTAAATGCTATCGAACTAGGTTTTGAGGTTGAGATAGATATTTGGGCTAACCGTGGCAATTTCTATTTAGGACACGATGAACCAATATATGGAGTGGATCCATTTTTTGTTGTAGACCTTAGAAATTCTGCTTGGTTTCATTGTAAAAATTTTGAGGCATTAGACTTAATGTCAAAAAACTTTAAGTTTTGTAATTTTTTCTGGCATGAAGAAGATGCATACACAATGACCAGTAGTGGATATATTTGGACCTATCCCAATAAAAATACTGGACCAAACTCAATTTTAGTCGATGTAGATTTGACTTCTGGAGTAGATTATGATACGATATATGGGTTATGTAGTGATTATGTTGGTTTATTGGTAAAGGATCAAAATGTATACTGATTCAATGAGAAGGGCTTTTAAGTCTGTTTCTCATTTTTGTCCAGATGGATTTGTCTTAGATGTAATTGATGAGGATCATTTTATTACACTAAGAGCAAGTGAGATAAACTTTATGAGGTTAACTGGAGAAGACAAGATACGTGCAGTTGAATACATGGTACGTGCAAAGAAGGCTTTAGAAGATAATGGTGCAATAGTATTGCTAGTTAGAGAAGGTGGAAAAGATGATTAACAATGTATCACTGATATCATTTACAGTTTTTATTATGACTTTTGTATTGATCTTAACCAAACTACTTATACAAGGTATTCAAAATAAAAAAATTAAAGTAGAGTTGATTAGAGTTACGCAAGAACTTGCTATTTTAAAAAATTTGTTAGACCAAAAAGAAAAACTTGCCTCAGATAAAAATGATGGGTTTGTTAAATTTATCAGTGATTCTCGTGATTGGGCTTTTGAGTATATTGAAAATGTTCAGCAAAGTATTAAAAAAGTTTTAGATGATACAGAACATACTATTAAATATCATAGAGAGTTTACTTCGATGGAGATTGAGCCATATAAAACTCAATTAGATACACTTTCAAATGCAATAGATGAATTAAAACAACTACTACCAAAGGAAGATTTTATACAATGAAAGATATTATTTTATCAACACTAACAGGTTTTGGATGCGGAATAGTATTTGCTGCATTCAAATTGCCAGTACCAGCACCACCAGTTTTTGCGGGAGTTGCAGGAATTGTTGGATTGTGGTCTGGCTATGCTATACTAATGAGAGTCATATCCTAGGAGGTAAAAATGACAACAGAACAAATTAAGGCTATGCTTGCGTCTTATGGACGATCAGCACTTGCTGCAGGTATTGCTATGTACATGTCTGGCGTAACAGATCCTGCTACATTAGCATATTCTTTGGTTGGTGCTATTGCACCAGTTGCTCTACGAGCACTTAATCCTAATGATAAGGCATTTGGAAAGATGCCAGCAGAAGCAGATGTTGCTGCTGCATTGTCAAATGTAAAGGTTAAGAAGCCTGTAAAGAAGGCTGCAAAGAAGGCTAATACAACAAAGAAGTAAGACTATAAAAAATAGGCTATTAGGTATAAATCTTTTAGCCTATTTTTTTATATCTTAAACAAATCAGTAAAAATTGGCTTATAAGGAAAGTCTAAGCCTTTACGTCTATTATCTGTTTCTTGCTGATCTCCAAAATATAAAAATGATACAACTGTCCATCTTGGATTTCCACTTTTAATTTCTAAAATTTTATGTTCATAAGAATATGCTGAGGGAAATATAAAAAGTTGATTTGCCTTTGGTTTAATAGTTACACCAAAATGAATAAACTCTAACTCTCCACCTTCATAATCATCATTAGGATAGTAGACCATGGATACTGTTCTTGGTGTAGCCAATGTATCATCGGAGTGTGCACCGAAAAATTCTCCATTAGAGAATCTTGAAATTCTTAAACTTTCTCTACTTTTTGGATCTAAATTCCAGTGATACAAATATGAATTTACTGGACCAGAAAAGGCCTCATTAGCATCTGGATAATTATAAACCCAACAGGTATCTGACTGTTTACCATTTTCTCTTGTATATTCAATATCGTCAAAAAAATCTTCTCTAACCCATTTCTTGTATCCAGGCTTGTCTGAATTATTGTTCCAAAACTCTTTTGTCAATGTTTGATTAAAAAAATCCATTGAGTTTGGCCAAATATTATCATATATATGCATTCCTGGAAATGGAGATGTAAACTTAAACTCATTTCCGTTTTGATCAACGGTTACGCCTCTTGCTGCGTTTTCTATTCTCTGTTGGTCCATAATTTTCCTTTGCTCATAATAATTATACCATAGGTGTTTACTGGTATACTTGTACTATGCCTGGTTTTTTTATATCGACACCGCCTAGGTGCGGGACACATTTACTCGTAGATTCAATTGCTTTTGCTACAAAATCTCATAGTGCTAGATTTACAAAATACTCTGAAGATTTCTGGACTCATCCAGTCATTAAATCAAGACAAAATCCTGTTGTTGGAATACATGTTCATAACGAATATCCAGAATTATTTGATTTTGCAAAAAACCAAAAAATTATTACAACAGAAAGACATCCTCTTGGTCAGGCTTTGTCTATTTTGTTTATGTATAATCGTGGATTCAAACCAGATTGGCCAGAAGTAGATTCTTTTGATTGCAATAAATTAATTGGTATGTCTCCAAATTCCGAGGATTTTTTAAATTATTTAAATAGTAAACAATTTTTAAGATATAGAAAAATAACTAAGGAATGGGGAAAGCACGGGGAAATCTTTAGTTTTGATAAGATGGTTTTAGGAGATACAAAAGAACTTGCACGTTTAGAGGATTATGTTGGAGCCAAGGTCATTTTAAAGGACATAGAAAAAAGTAGAAAAAAATATAATGATGGTATTGTATTTTTAGGAGATCCAGATTTATGGAAAACAATTTTTTGTAAAGAAATAGCAAATGAAGCAGCAAAATTATTCCCAGATTATGACATGGAGACCTATAACCCATCCCCCAATGATGGGAATTGGACATATAACCAACTTATGATATAATTATATTACCTGCCCACTGGGGGGTAAATTAAATTATTCGCTTGAAAGGGGAATAAAATGAGTTATATTACTATGCAAGAAAATGGCCTAGGGCCAACATGGTTAAACGATCCATTCTTTATTGGATTTGATAGAATGTTTAACCGATTAACAAACACAACAACCAATCAATCTGGCTTTCCGCCATACAATGTTCGTAAGATTGATGAAGATACCTTTGTCGTAGAACTTGCAGTTGCAGGCTACAACAAGCATTCAATCACAATTACAGAGCATGATGGATCACTTATCATTAAGGGTGAGCGTCCAGAAGATGTTGAAGAATATTTGCATAAGGGCATTGCTGGTAGAAAGTTTACCCGTACATTTGCTCTTGGTGAGTATATGTTTGTTAACTCTGCTGATCTCGTAGATGGAATGCTTTATGTTGTAGTAAAGCGTGAAGTTCCAGAAGAGAAAAAGCCTAAAACAATTGAAATCAAGTAGTATAATATAATTGTCGGGGGAGACAGCGACGTTAAAGTACTGGTATGCCTCACGCAGGACCTTGGGATGGATTAGTTACCTATTCTATATACGACCTGGGCCATAGTGCTTGAATCGCCTGCGTGGGGCTCTTAATATTTTGCGGTATAATAATATCAATGACTAACAAAGAGTTAGAACACAGAAATAAGCAAGAGTATAAAAGAAAACTTGCTAAGATAAAAGAGGATTCTGGCTGCGTTGATTGTGGTGCTAAAAACCATATTGTTTTAGATTTTGATCATATAAGAGATAAAAAATACAATGTTTCTAGAATGATCCATGATGGGTTTTCTTGGAAAGCAATTGCAAAAGAAATAGAAAAATGTGAAGTTGTTTGTGCAAATTGTCACAGAATTAGAACGCATAATAGGTTGACTGCTTAGATCTTTTACTGTATACTTATTATAGAACAAAGGAGAGTTATGATACATTCACTATTTCTTATCCCTGCTTTTATAATGGGATATGTTGCATGTTATGTTGCAATGACATATAAAGTAGACCAAGACTAATGAGGTCTGATTTTTTTAATGGAGATCAATACGGGGTAAAGATTTGTAATAAATGCCTCGATGATTCAAACGATGCTGATTTTTGGGAGAATCACCAAGAATTACCAGACAATAAAATTTGGTGTACTAACAAAGGGCAGTAGTTCAGTTGGTTAGAGCACCACTCTTATAAGGTGGTTGTCGTGGGTTCAAGTCCCACCTGCCCTACCATTTCCCATTCGTCTAACGGCAAGACATCGCCCTTTGGAGGCGAGAATCGTGGTTCGAATCCATGATGGGAAGCAAAGAGATGGTATAATAAATAGGTGATAGATTTAATTGACCTACTAAAAGTACTGCTTGCAGATAATATTACACTAAAGTTAAAATCTCATGGTTATCATTGGAATGTTGAGGGCGATGATTTTGCCCAGTATCATGAGTTATTTAAAGATATATATGAAGATTATGAGTCAGCAACAGATATCTATGCTGAGTGGCTAAGAAAACTAGATGCGTATGCTCCATTTAAACTTTCTAGATTTATTCAACTAAATGAAATTGGTGAGCCAGAAGTAACCTCAGATCCAATGATGATGTCAGCAGATTTGTTGATGGCAAATGATATGGTCTTGGCAAAACTAATGGATGCTGTTGAAATTGCTACATCTAATAGACAGCATGCACTTGCAAACTTTTTTGCAGAACGCATGGATATGCACCAACGATGGCACTGGATGTTATCTGCATCACTAAAACAGGTAGAGTCAGACTAATGCCATACCACATTGGATCTAAGGGCTCTAATGGATGTTCTGGATTTCCAGTAGTAACAGATACTGGAAAAGTTGTTGGGTGTCATTCAACGGAATCAGAAGCGACTGCACAACTTGGTGCACTATATGCAAATGTTCCAGATGCTTCAAAATCAGAAACACCGCTGGATGTTGCCTATAATCCAACTGTAACGGATCCAATTGCAGCAACACCAAACGGTATTGGAATGAAAAAACCACAATACATGCTCAACCAACCAAGACAAACACAACCAAAAAAGATTCATAATAAGCCTGGTGTAGATATTTGGTCTGGATCTCCTTTTGGCAAATCAGAAGATAATATTATGATGCCTACACCAACTTATCAAAATCCAGATTATAGCGGGTGTGGATGTGAAGATTGCATGATGTCAAATACAACATGTGCAGCATGTCCAAAATGTAATGGTGAACTTGGAAAGCATGTATTTGATTTAAATACTGCAGCAAAGTTAGTAACTAAACAAACAATAAGATGGAGTGAAGATGCCTAAGCCAAAAAGATATGCCTTTAATGATACACAAATTAAAGATGGTTGGATTGTCAAAATGCGAAAAGATGGTACAATTAAATCCAGAATTGAGCGTTATTTTGTAGTTCATAAGAATCAGTTAAAGCCAAAATCAGAAAGGTAGTAGTTATGAATCATAACGAAAATAATTTTAATTACATAACAAAAGGTAATAAAATAATTAATCCTAAAGATAGAGGAACAGATACTACTTGGAATATTCCAAAAGGGGCATTTGATAGTTTACAGTTAAATCTGTTAGATCAAACCTGGTCTTATGCTCCAGGAAATTCAATGCCGATAATTGACCGAATGAATAATACAGATAATTCTCTAATCGGTAATTTTCAATTAAGAAAAGACGTAAATATAAATTATAACTATAGGAATATTGATGGATATCATGTCCTGGATATTGTTCCAGTAGACCTTGTTCGTAAAGAATCAGCACATCGAAAAGTAGAGTATCGATATAACGATCAATGGTTTAGATGTGACCAGTTTACTAAAAATCATGACGGATTACATATTGTATTTAGTGGTTGCTCTAATACAGAAGGAATTGGACAAAATATTGAAGAAACTTGGTCATATCGCTTATATCAGGATATAGCAAAAGAACACAAAACATCTGGTTATTTTAATCTTGGTAGATCTGGCACAGGTTGGCAAAAAATATTAAATAATTTTAGAGTTTATGTTGATACATATGGTGCACCAGATTATCTTTTTGTCTTACATCCCAATTTACTAAGAGGATTTAGATGGGTGGATAATGGCAATAATAATTTTGTTGGTTGGGAATTATATCAACTTAATCCTTGGCAAGAAAAAATTAATAAAGTTGAAGATTTAGAGTTTCACAGAAATGTTTTCCCTGTTTGGGCTATGACATGGAAACTTTTTACTGAATACTGCAAGGCAATTGGAACAAAAATTATTTGGTCTACTTGGGATCAATGGGAAAATGATAATATTAAAAACTCTGGGTTGTTTGAAGAAAGTTTTATTGAAATAAAAGATCCAACCAAAGAGGAAATTTTAAATAAGTATTATGATTTATTAGATAGAGAAGATGCAATAGAGGCACGAGATGGTCACGATGGATATATTCATCACACACACTGGCTTTCTATTTTCAAGCAAGCGCTCATAAACGAAGGATTGTTAAAAAATGATTAAATTCATTAAAAATATTTATAAAAACTATAAAGTAAAAAAGGCATTAAAAAAGTTAAACAAGCCAAGAAAATATATTTACTAATGACAAAGGGCAAATTATACTTGGTAGGCCTTCCTATTGGCAATTGGGAAGATATTTCAGAAAGAGCAAAGCAGTATGTAACAACTGCTAAAAATTTAGTAATTGAAAGACAAGAAGCATTTGAGCATATATGGAAGCATGTTGGTAACCCTAGATCTGACGCAAATATCATATCTATTGAATTTCAATCAACTGCTGGCGAACCATCTGGAACGCCATATGAACTACAAAACATGCAAAAAATACTAGACTTATTAAATAATGGAGAAGATGTTTATATTATTTCAGATGAGGGGATGCCAGGCATTGCTGATCCAGGATCGCATATAGTTGGCAAAGCAATTGAGCAGGGTATTGAAATCACTTCAACTCCTGGGCCCTCAGTTGCTATTGCAGCAGTAGCCGTCACAGGAACAATGCATAATTTTACTTTTGATTCCTTTTTACCCTATGAAAGAAAAGATAAAATAATTTTTATGACAAAAAGAGCCAATTTACATACACCACTTGTGCTTGTTCTTAGGAATATGGCACATGCTGCAGGAGCAGGAGAGCCATTAATTTTTAATAATGAGATACCAGAATTTTTAGAAGACGCAGTAGATATTTTTGGATCTGACAGACATGCTGCTTTATGTTATAACCTAACAAAACCAAATGAACGTGTTGTAAGAGGAACATTAAAATATCTTAAAGATTATTTTTTTACAAATGAACGAAATGTTTTGGATCAAATAACGATTGTTATAGATCAAAAAAATGGCAACATGCCTATCTAATTATTTTTTGATTATAAGTTTTTTCCCATAATCCAATATCGTTTTCATCATTAAGCAAAGGTTGACCTTTAATATTAAGACTTGTATTCAATAGAATTGGAACACCTGTTATTTTATAAAATTTATCCAATAAATCATATAATCCTGGATGTTGTTCTTTTGTGACAGTTTGCACACGAGACGTGCCATCAACATGCACCACAGAGGGCACCAGAGCGGGTTTAAGGCACTTTGGGGTATATTGCATATAAGGAGATTCATAATCCATTTCAAACCACTCAGAGGCGTGTTCCGCCATAACCACTGGAGCAAATGGTCTAAACAATTCTCTTTGTTTAATTAGATTTACTTTATCTTTAATGTTTGGATCTCTAGGATCAGCCAGAATACTTCTATTTCCAAGTGCTCTTGGACCAAACTCTGCCTTACCAGTTGCTACTGCACAAACTTTATTTTGAATAATTTCATTTAAAATTTCATCAACTGGGTATTTTCCACCCAAGTCATACCCTAGATAAGGATTTTTCCAATTAATATGAGAGCCATAAAGTGCAGCAGCAGCACCTAAAGAACTTCCCGCATCTCCTGGATTTGGCATAATCCAAACATCTTCAAACAAATCCCAAAGCAATGTATTGGCTTTGCTATTTAATGCACAACCACCCATAAAAACAAGGTTGTCTTTATTGGTTATTGATTTTGCATATTGCATAAACTCTAGTAGTCTTATTTCATAAACTTTTTGAACGGCTGCAGCAATATCAAATTTATCTTGATCATTATAAATCTTATATGGCCAATCAATTATTCCTTTGTGAAAGTTATACTTTTGATCATTGATTGATGGAAAATAATTATTTACATCTTTGAAATAAACTTCTGGATTTCCATATCCAGCCATTCCCATCATAATGTATTCTTCTTGGTTTGGCATTAGTCCAAGAAGTTGCGTAAATGCTGAATAAAAAAGTCCAAAACTAAAAGGATAATTATGCTTTTTAACTATCTTTAGATTTGATCCTTCTCCTACCCAAATTGTAGAAGTATTATATTCTCCAATTGCGTCCAAAACTACAACTACAGCATCCTGAAACTTACTTGTGTAATATCCTGCTGCTGCATGTGATTCATGGTGACTAAACTGTGTAGTTGGAATCCATTTGAGGTCTTTTCTATTTAAATAATTTGGCTTTCCCCCACCAAAACCACCACGTGTTGCGATTCTTAATTTTTTAAGCCAGCGATATTCATAGTAAGCAATTTGGTTTGGTTTACCATATGATAGCGCTTCATCTAAAAGTTGATCATTGGTGTACCAATCATTTTTTTGCTTACTATATCGTTCTGCATGTCCAGCAAAAAGTATTTCACCGTCTTTGATTACAGTTACAGCAGCATCATGAGTAGTTTCATTAACACCAAGAATTATCATTCGTCGCCGTTTGAATCTCTCTTTATTTCAAAAGGTATATTGTGATACCAATTTGGAAGGGCATATCTAGGACCTTTAGTAACAGGATAAACCTCGTGAACATATAGGAAGTTAGATGGGAAGAATAGTACGCTGCCTGCTTTAGGCTTAAACTTTAGTTTGGAATGCATAAACTCAATCTCCCCTCCCTCATAGTCATCGTTTAAATATAGAAGAACAGAAAGAACACGACTGCTAATTCCCTGATCTTGGTGTGCAGGCAAATGTCCACTTTCATCATATCTTAAAAGATGCATTGTATGCTCTCTAGATTTAATATTTTTTTCGGCAAACGGATAAAGTTCTGTTGTGTAATGCTTTAATGTTGCATCTAAAGCACCAAATAGTTTAGAAGAAATACTTGCCTGTTCATGATAATAGATATCTTTTGGACTAAGATCCTTTACTTGTGGAATAAACTTTTGCCAACAAAACATAAGTTTATTATCTCCTTCTCCATATGTCCAAGCAATCCAAGGCTTTACTGCTGTAAGTTCAGACTTGTTATCTTCTTTATATTTGGCATCTAAAGATTCAATTTCTTCAATTAGTTTTTGTGGTTCCTTGATTACATTAGTATAATAAACAAGACCAAGGTCTAATACCTCAACATCAAACTCGTGCAAGTGGGTACTCCTTTGCTTTCCAATGATTTAGACCAGGATGAAAATCTGGATCCACATGATCTGGCAAACTTGTATGCATAAATAGTGCTGTGTACCTATCTCCACGACTAACAGTTGTTATCCCATGAATGTATTCTGTTCCAGCACTTGGAAAAAATACTGCAGAATATTGCTTTGGCTTATAATAAAAATCCTGATTTGGGAAATAGATAACCCCACCATCATATTCCGATTCATGATTTAGGTATATTACTGTACTAAACTCAATCCATGGTTCTGGACCCTGTGCATCAATATGAAGATCACCTTTTGTACCTGTTGCCCAGTGAGATCCAAAACCCTTAAAAACATAAATATCATTAACAAAACCATTAAGTTCTCTGTGCTTTTCATTTGCTATCTTGCCATATTTAATCATAATATCCATAACTGTTTTGTTGTATGGAAGCGATGTACCACCATATCTATCTGAATAGTATGAAGGATATGGATTAACTTCAGAAGGATTGTGCTGTTCTTTAATTAATGTTGCAGCATCTTCTGGGGTAATAAAGTTTTCGACCACGTGTATTCTATGCATATATCTATTATAGCACTAAGGCTATTTTACCTTTCTAATATAAATATCATAAAACCCTAGGTTATGTAGGGCAATAGCATCTACTTCCCAGTTTGGATTTAATGATAGAAACTCATTTACAGTTTGGAAGGTACCGTAAGGCTGATCTTCAATGACACCATCATAAATTAAATAATCATTCAGCCCAATAATTCCATTCACATCAATTAGTTTTGCAGAATCTCGTAGAAGTTCTCGTGTTTGAATTCTATCATTACTAATGTCAATATAAATAAAATCATATTTATTATTTAATTGCTTTACTATATTTAAAGCATCACCTTTCATAGTAGTAATGCTAGGATGATAACTAAACTTATCAATAATGTATTGTTGGTGATTTTCTGGCGTATATAAAAGTTCATGCTTCATTCCCTGACATTGACAAGAACCAAACTTTCTCCATGACCAACACTTTAAATCTTGATTATATAGATCAACTAGCAGTCCATGAGATGCGCTAGAAGCATCAATAAACAACTGAGCAGAATATCCCCATGCCACACCAAATTCTAAATATCTTAATCCTTTAGGCAATGACTTGGCATATTCTTCTCTGCTAGAAAATAGCCTTGCATTATCAAGTTGTGCCTGATTAATTTTTGGAGAATCTTCTATCTCATCTAAAGAAAATTCTTTAATTTCATCTCGGTTTAACATTCTAGTTGGACGTCTTGGCATTATGTTCCTTTATGGTTTCAATAATTAAATTGGATATTTTTTCATAATCTATATCAATAATAAAATTATTATTATAAAGTTTATGAATACCTACATGTTTACCTTCTTCAAAAAGAATATTATTTATTTCTTTTTTTAAAGAATCATAGTCCATATTTCAACCAGATGCGTGGGATCCATCACAGAATGGATAATCTTTTGACAATCCACAAACGCACAATTTCTTTCTCTTTACTTCTTCTGGCTTAACAACATACGTATCTTCACTATTGAGAAGTTTAATTGTAACTTCAGTTTCTTTAACTTCTACAACTTCTGCAGCCTTTCCAGAGTTATCTCCAGATAAAATTTTAACAATATTCCCTTTATTCATTTTTCCTCTTTCCTTAATCTAAGTGTACCACGTACCCCTGGTTGGATTTGAACCAACGCTGAATGAATTTTAAGTCCACTACCTCTACCGCTGGGTTACAGGGGCTTAGTGCTCTAAGTAGGACTTGAACCTACAACATCATGTTCCTAAGACATGCGCCTCTACCAATTGGACTATTAGAGCCTGGCGGAAGATACAGGATTCGAACCTGTGGATCTTGCGATCTACGATTTAGCAAACCGTTACATTCGGCCACTCTGCCAATCTTCCGTACCTGCAATTGGAATTGAACCAATACACTCTTCCTTATGAGGGAAGCGCACAACCATTATGCTATACAGGTTTAGTAGTGGTACTTGGAATTGAACCAAGAATCTCCTGTGTATCAGACAGGTGCTCTAACCAATTGAGCCATACCACTTTGGAGCGGATGATGAGAATCGAACTCATCCCTTCTGCTTGGAAGGCAGAGGCACTACCAATATTCAACATCCGCAAAACCAAAAAACTATTGCATTCGCTTCAACTTAGGGAACCCCTGCAATAGTTTTTAGTTGTGAGTAGATGGATTGCCTTTTACCATCAAGGACAAGTCAACAATATCAATGTATGATATACGCTTTAGTCCTGCCAAATGTTTAGGTTACTAACCTTACCCGTTAGGGCCACCTGCCCAATCTCACGCTTGCTGACAAACGCTTCGTTCTGGCATACTCCAAGCCTACCGTCGTAGTCTTGTTTGCACCGCATCAAGGAATCGAACCTCGTCCAACGGGTTTGGAAGCCGTTGTGCTACCGTAACACTTATGCGATAAGAACCTAATCCACTAGTGATTAGGGTTGTAATAATTATTATATCACAACTTTGAGCGAATGACCAGAATCGAACTGGCACAACCTACTTGGAAGGAAGGTGCACTACCATTATGCAACATTCGCATGATTAGCAGTGGAGACTAACCCACCCTAATCTGACTCTATACCTGACTACCTACGAGTAGTAGCAACCACGAGGAATCCGTTCCTCACATGCAAGGTTAGTGCATGTATACGTTTCAGCGTATAGCCCCTACACCACCCTCTTCACGTCGGTAGTCCACGAGTGTTAGTCACTACACCGTATCTCCAGCGGGAGTTGAACCCGCCTTGCCAGATTGAAAATCTGGAGTCCTAACCGATAGACGATGGAGACTTGGCGATCACGAAGGGACTCGAACCCTCGACCTCCACCGTGACAGGGTGGCGTTCTAACCAACTGAACTACGTGACCAATATTAAATTGTAGTACCCCTAGAAGGAATCGAACCTCCGACCAAACGGGTAGAAACCGTTGACTCTATCCACTGAGTTATAGGGGCAGATTAATATTGCTAACTGCCTTAATTCTTTTACCGCATTTGATGCAATTGGTATATGTTCTCATTGTGAAAGGACAAGAAGACTGTGATGTCTCTTTGTGCCTACATGCCTTTTGTTTCAAAAGCATGATGCCAAATTCAAACATTGTTTTTACCATATATTAAGTATACCAGACCATGCTATAATTGTAAAGTGTCTGTATACGTAATAAAAAACTTTATTTCTCAAGATCATATTGAGCAAATCATTAATAAATTAGATATATTTGATTCTGAACACGATGTTCAGTCTACCAGAAAAATAATGCGTTTTGGTATAGATAAATTTAATGGCTCACAGGAATCTTTAAATATCTTGGGAGACTTTGGAAAAATGGTAAGGTCGTACGGAGATAAGGCTGCAAAATTGGCCCAAATTTTATTTGACTACGATAAAAAAATATATCTATCTACACTTTGGCTTTCAAAACAAACTGCTGGATCAAAAATAAAACCACATAAAGATACAGACGGTGGGATGAATATGCAATATTGTCATAGTGGGGTTGTTTATCTTAACACTCAGCAAAGCGGAGGAGAGATTTACTTTCCTAAATTAGATATTGAAATTAAGCCAGAGGCTGGAGACTTAGTTTTATTTGAATGTAGAAGCAATGAGTCTTTGCATGGAGTAAAGTTGGTTGAGCAAAATAGATATGCTATTCCTATTTGGCTAACTGATGATCCAAACTACTTAATGGATTAAGATATCTTACTTCATCAATAATATTATACTTTAATGCTAAATTAAGCATTTCATCTGAATATGATCCTGGCTCTGGGGTATCTGAAAAGTATACTACGTAATACATTGTTTCGTATACCCTCTTCATAATACTTCCGTTTGCCACAGCCTTTTTTACGTTATCTGTCCTTTTTGCGCCTGGACGCTTATTATCCCCATGATTGCCACCCTTGCACTCAATGTATTCATAACGATTGCCTTTGGCTACAAAGTCAACTTCACATCCAGTTCCTTTCATGTATACATTTTTATCTATGTCAACAAAACCACGGGACAACAGATCAAGATAGACAACATCTTCAAATGCATCCCCTGATTTTTTAGATTCAGACTGAAAGTTCATATACACAATAGTACCACATGATATACTTATTGTCATGCCTATAAAACAGTCTCAACTAAATAATGCTAAGATCTATAATAATAGATGGGAATGGGCCAGTAAACTACCTACTAAATTAAATATAATGGAAGTTGGTGTTTCTGCTGGAGATTTTGCTGAACATATGTATGATTCAGCCCAACCAGCCATATTGTATTTAGTTGACACTTGGGAGCAGTCTGATTCTATCTTTCAAAGAGGAGAAAACAATCTCAGGTTTAGAGAGGGTGAAAACTTAGATTTTGTTACTAAAAGATTTGCAAATAAAAATGTAAAGATTTTAAGTGGAAAAAGTCAAGAAGTTTTACCTCAAATTATTTTAGAGAAAGATCAAAGAGATTTTGATTTTGATTTAATTTATATTGATGCTGGACATAGTTATGAAGAAGTTTCGCAAGACATTGAAAATGCTAAAGAACTGATAAATGATGTAGGCGTCATTGTTGTTAATGATTACGTGTATATTGGCGATCCAAATCATGGGCCCTACGGGGTAATTGCAGCAGTTAATAATTTTTTAAATAACAATATTGATTGGGAGATATCTGGAATTATACTAGAAGACCGTATGATGTGTGATGTTATTTTAAGAAAAGTTAGACAATAATTGCTTTTGCCATAGCCTGATTGTACAAGTTCCAAGATTCTTCTAGATTATAATTATCTAAATTAATCAATTGCTCTTCGCTATTTCCTTCTGCAACAAACTTGTGCACAAAAACATCTTTCTTATTAATTACATCATCACGTAATGATTCTCTTCCAGTTTTTGTTTTATAGTTTAAGTCATCTAGATTGAGTCGATCAAACAAATCAATAATAAAATTATCTGTCTTATTTACTACATCTTCTGCTTTATAAATATATGTAGACTCCAAGGCTTCTTTAATTGTTGCATTATACAAAGAAACAAACAGTTGCAATTCTGGTTTATCTTGGGCCTTAGAGATAGCAGATTTTGGATCTTCAACAATTGCAACTTTTTGAGTATCTGATTCATTGGTATTAAACTTTAGTGGTACGTGTGGCACTTGAATTCTTTGTTCAATATGCGCTTCTGCAATATTTTTTGCTAAACTTGGATAAGATACAAGTTGTAAATTCATCTTAGTAAAACCCTTCTGTGTCAAGTGCTGATGTGTCGTCTGTGCAATCGGAGTGGTATCTATCGAAAAACATTTTGTCTGAATCTGTTTCATATGGCAATGTTTTACCACATATACATGTTTTAAGATAGGTTAGCATTATGAAATAAGGTCCATCTCTAAATGCTTTTTACAAACAAGAGACATAAAATAATTTGGCTCATCGCCAACTAACTGGGTATACTCACCCTCTTGCTCACAATAATGACATTTTTTCTTTGCATCCATCATAATAAGATTATAGCATAAACCTTATTTAGATGGACCACCAACCCTGTAGTGTAGCCTTACCCTCTGCAATCCACTTTCTATGGTATTCGTGCTGTTCTTCCCAATTTATTTTATGAGTTGGCTTGCCACAAAGAGAACAAATATCTTCATCTCTGTTATTATAAACATGATCACAAAACATTTTCTTTACTTTCTACGTGAGTAACCCAATAATATTTACATGTTGGGCAACATGGTTCATTGTAAGGGCTTTTTGTAGACGACTCAAACTCTGCATAAAAGATTGGATCTTTTCTAAATAGATTTGCTTTATGTGTAGTGACTACTCTGCGTAACTTAGACTCATCAAAGAACCAATTTGGCAGGCCTTGGCCCCAGGATTCTCCAACCTTAGTAAACAAAGCCTGAATATTTGACTCATTCTTGTCTGTCTTAATACCACGTAATTTAGCCTCATGAATCATTGCTTTAACGTATAGATGAAGCGACAGTTCGTGTCCCCTCCACATTTTTACGGCGGGATGGTTACGCCATGCACCAGTAGGAGATTGACCAGATAATACATTAAGTATCTGATATCCCTCTAGAATCTGCTTATTAAGACGCTTTGAGTCTAATATTTGTGCAGAGGTAAGAAAATTGCTTGAAGGTAAAAATGTTTGCATTAGTGTGCTTTCATGTGTCTGTATAGTGTTTGGTGAGCAAATATGCCTGAGCGTACTTCTAGTTCTTTTTTACATGTTGGACAAATTACTACTCGCTGAGCCATATATCTATTATCCCATATTTGGCAGGGTATGTCAAATGTTTGCTGGTCTATATTCTGAATTTAAATAATCAAACTTAGCCCACTGAGACAAAGTATATCTAATCTTATCTTCTACTGTAGTTACACCATGAACATAATGCAAACTACCAGGAAATGTAACGAGAGAACCCTTCTTGGGTTTGATCCAAAAATCATGCTGTGGGAAGTATAACTCTCCACGACCATAATCATCATTTAGATAAACAAGAATAGATAGATGACCACTCCACATATTTTTAAATAGTTTGGTTTGATCTTCTACTGATGGTCCTTTATCTGCATATGGATTATTGTTTTCATAATGAATATCTAAGATATCTGTATGTGGTTTGTGATATGAGCCAATTTGATTAACTACTAACATACAGTCGTTATGTCTAGTTAGTTGTTCATTCCATGCATTTTGTGCAGCCTCAACCATCCTTGGCCCCAAAACATTCATTTCATTGTGATACCACTTAGACATAATTGGTCTAGAGTCAAAGTCTTCAGCCATGTGAAGCGGGTAGCAATGATCTCTTTCAGACCAAACTTTATAATGATCAGTAAAAGCAATTAACTTATCGCATTCTTCATTAGACAAAAAGTTTTCAACAACTCTAATATTATCTACGCCAGTGCCGTACTTTTTGGTAAATCCATCTTCGGTTTTAAAGGGGTCAAGTTCTTCGAGAGCATATGGCATAATCTCATATGTTTTATCTGGGAATAGTGATTTAACATTATTCATAAAAAAATTATATCAAAGTTTTGGGTCATTTCTCCCAATATGGTACACCATCCTCATCATAGTCGTCCCAGCCAGGACCAGACATATCTATCTTCATCCTGTCTAAATCTTCTCTCCATGCATCCATATCGATAATATAGTATGTACCCCATAGTTCGTAAGGCTTATTAAGATATTTCCACATTTTTGCGTGGTACTTATAACGCCAACCATACTCTTCATCTTCATCCATATTAACACACTTAACTAGATGGTTGCCTGCAAATTCTCCACAGATATTTCCTATCCATCGTAATGGAATAATCTTAGTTCTCTGATGTTTCACTGAATGATTGATCATCTTTAGGCACCCATACTTTCTTTCCATCTTTCCACACAGGCCAATAGCCAAGGCTACGCCAATCCATGGACATAATCTTAGGTTCTTTCATTAGTATGGCCCTTCAATTTGATACACTAAATAAGATATAACTTCTTTTGATCTTCCTGCTTTGATCATTTCATCTGGAGACATGCCAAAATGAGTGTTATGTCCATATAGCCATTTTCTTATATTTACATGGTCTTGTAAGATAACTTTTAATAACTCATTAATTATTTCGTTATCGTTCATCCATGCCACTCGTCAAAAGATATTCCACACCTACCACAAATACCTTTAGCCTTATTTTCTGGGGTAACAAACATATGGTCGCAATACTCTCTAGGGTTGGTATGCTCTTTAACACTTTCAATGCACGTTGCAACAGCCTTAAACCAGTTTTTAGCCCCTGGATATTCCATATTAGAAGTAATACCACGAGAAGCATGCTTATACCAATTGATAATTAAGCCGTTCTTTTTATAAACAAAGTTTGGAGGACATCCTTTTGCATGAGGACCAGTATAATCCTCATCCCAACCAGAATCACACCAACAATATGTACGCATCTCAAAGACATCATTGACATACTCAGGCTGACCAGCATTTGATGTAAGAAGATTACTCCAGCCATACTGATCGTACCTATTTCCACGGAATTCAGCAATAACTTCAGCAATCATATGAAGCCCATCACTAGCCCAATCAGCCTCATACTGTTGTACTGGGGTATTGCTAAGAAGTAGGCCTAATTCCATTTGCATCATCCTTTGTCCATTCATATACACTATCATACAGGTAATTCATTACTTCGTCAACTGCCCCCTCCATTGTTGGGGCGGTACATGAACAATAGAAACCATCTTCAGCAAAAGACAAATCTGCTTCCCAATGTGTAAACTCATTAGCAAACTTAACCTTAGTAATCTTAATAGTTACATTGTCGGAGTAATCTAATTGATCTTCAGGCCATTCAATTTTGTCTATCATTTTTAATTACCAATCTACCATTTCTAGGACCCTGACTTGTTGTATGCCATTGATCACACTCATTACATTTGTAAGCAGACAAAGGACGACCCTTCTTGCTTTTCCATTTACCAATTCTCCAACATCTTTCTATTGCTTTTAGAGCATCTTTTTGTGCTGAATAGTTTATTTTTTTTAAACATGTTTCAGAACGTAATGCTTTTTTAATTGCCATTATCCTTATAATCTTCTAGGTTTGGTGAAATAGTATCAACATGATAATCTTTTCCAAGTAAAAAAAGAATTCTTTGTGCTGCATCTACTACTCCCCAATCAGGAACATCAATATGGCAGCAAAAAACATTCTTACAAATGCCAGTACACTTTAGACCAATAAGCCATTTATTCTTTTCAAACAGGTCGTACCAAGCGTCATACAGTTGTTTTGGCGTATATGTAATTATTGTCATAAGTTGTTCCTTTGATAATCTCTAACTATTTTAATATCTTCATCTTGTTCTGAATATGGAATTGTCGCAGGGGATTGATATAAACAAGGCCTGCAAGGTATATGTCTTTTATGTTCTACACATACTATACCCCAATCATATCCTTTTTGAGTGATATTGTCAAATAGGTGTTTAGGTAAGTCGTTCATCTTCATCCACAAATTCCTCATATTCTTTTTGTAATTGAAAATGACAGCAAATGTCATACCCAAGCGTTTTTGTTAAATATGCTGGATCCTGCATACATGCATCACAACACTCACCTTCATGGTTTCTTTTAATGGTAATACCCTCCGCAACACATGTCACACCCATGAACACCATCATCTTCACCATTACGAATTCTAAACTCATCTGGATCTGGATGACCAACTCCATGCTCACAAATTCTTTCCATAATCATTCTATCAAATCTAAATGATTGTGGCATATGTCTCATAGGATGGTTTGAGCGATTGTGCAGGGTACAGTAATCACCTTGGCAAACACTTTGTTCATGACAGCCAATCCAATG